GTTCAAATTACGATTTATGATGAATTGATAAAGAAATACGAATCACAGATGAATGTGGATTCTTTATTGATTGTGGCAAAAGATAAACAGATTGTGTCAATAAAAGCACAAAATGATGCTAATATAAAACTGGAAGGATTAGCAAAACCAAGTTGGTATGAAAACAAGTGGCTATATTTTACATATGGAGTAGCCTCGGTAACGATTCCAACTTATTTTGGTATTAAAATAGTGGACATCGCAAATTAATGAGTGATACGAATATAAAAGAAGTCATGAAAAGGGAATACCTAAAATGTGCACAGGATCCCGTGTACTTTTTAAGAAAGTATGCCATAATTCAACATCCAATGAAAGGTAAAGTTCCATTTGAACTATATCAATTTCAAGAAGATTCTTTAAATCAGTTTAAGAATAATAATTATAATGTTATTTTAAAGGCTAGACAGTTAGGTATTTCAACCTTAACTGCTGGATACTCCTTATGGATGATGACTTTCCAAACGGATAAAAATATATTGGTAATTGCAACCAAACAAGATACTGCTAAAAATTTAGTTACAAAGATTCGTGTGATGCACGCAAATCTACCAAGTTGGGTAAGGTCAGGATGTGTTGAGGATAACAAACTATCACTACGATACTCTAATGGTTCTCAAGTAAAGGCCATATCAAGTGGTGAAGATAGTGGTCGTTCAGAAGCTCTATCTCTACTGATATTGGATGAGGCAGCTTTCATTCATAAAATTGATACAATATGGACTGCCGCACAAAGTACTCTATCAACAGGTGGTCAATGTATAGCACTTTCTACACCAAATGGTGTTGGTAATTGGTTTCATAAAACTTGGGTAGGTGCAGAAAATGGAACAAACGATTGGAATACAATTAAATTACATTGGACATTACATCCAGATAGAGGACAGGAATGGAGAGATGAACAAGATAAGTTGTTAGGTCCTACAATGGCCGCACAAGAATGTGATTGTGACTTTGTCACTTCTGGACAAAGTGTGGTTGATCCAAGAATTTTAGAGGAATATAAAAAGGAACACGTAGAAGAACCTATTGAGAAACGGGGAATAGATAGTAATTTATGGATATATAGGCAACCTAATTATACAAAGAATTATGTAGTAGCCGCTGACGTTGCTCGTGGTGATGGACAAGACTTTTCTGCATTTCATGTAATAGAAATAGAGAGTATGGAACAAGTGGCAGAATACAAGGGAAAAATTTCTACCAAAGATTTTGGTAATTTATGTATGAATACTTCTGTAGAGTATAACAACGCATTACTTGTGATTGAGAACTCAAGTATTGGTTGGGCAGCTATTCAACAAGTAATTGATAGGGAATACGATAACTTATTTTATACAAGTAAAGATTTACGGTATGTTGATATTGCAAGACAAGTAACAAACCGATATAGAAATTCAGAAAGACAAATGGTACCTGGATTCAGTATGACAATGAAAACAAGACCATTGGTAATAGCAAAATTAGAGGAATATTTCAGAGAAAAATCACTTATTGTCCATTCGGACAGATTGATTGATGAATTATTTGTCTTTATTTGGAATAATAATAGGGCTGAAGCAATGTCAGGATATAATGATGACCTTACAATGAGTTTAGCAATTGGATTGTGGGTAAGAGATACGGCACTTAGATTAAGTGCAGAAGGTATCGCCCTACAGAAAACAGTCTTAGATAAAATGTTAGATTATGATATGGTATATACAGCAACCGAAAACCAAACAGATGATTGGGTAATGGAAACTGGAAATACAAAAGAAGATTTAACTTGGTTAGTAAAATAATAAGAGGATAAAATGGCACAAACAAATTTAAGAGCAAGATTAACACGACTTTTCTCCACAAATGTAATTGTAAGACATGCAGGTGGAAAAAAGTTAAAAGTTGCTGATACTAATAAAGTACAGGGACATTCAAAAAATAGTCTTGTAGATAGATGGTCAAGACTTCATACTACTCAAACGGCCGGTGGATACGGACATTCACAGTCAATTAGTTTTCAGGCACAAAGACTTGGGTTGTTTAGAGATTATGAAGAAATGGATAATGATGCAATTATATCAAGTGCACTTGACATTTATGCAGATGAATCTACAATGAAGAATGAATATGGTAAGGTATTAGACATAACAACAGAGAATGAAAATATACATGATATTTTACATAATTTGTTTTATGACGTATTGAATATAGAATTCAATCTATGGCCGTGGGTTCGTAATCTATGTAAATATGGAGATTTTTATCTTTATTTAGATGTCAAGGAAAAGTACGGAGTTACAAATGTAGTTCCACTTTCAACATATGATGTTACTCGTCTTGAAGGAGAAGATGAAGAAAATCCATATTATACTCAATTTATAGTTGAGAATGGAGATTCACGTCATAGTTCTCATATGACACACGGAAAAACATTAGAAAATTATGAAATAGCACATTTTCGTTTACTATCCGATTCAAACTTTTTACCTTATGGTAAAGGTATGATTGAAGGTGGTCGTAAGATTTGGAAACAATTATCCCTTATGGAAGATGCGATGTTAATTCATAGAATTATGAGAGCTCCTGAAAAGAGAGTATTTAAAATTGATATTGGAAACATTCCACCTGCAGAAGTTGAAAACTTTATGCAAAAAATTATGAATAAAATGAAGAAGGCACCTGTAATGGATACAACAACCGGTGATTATAATTTAAAATATAATATCCAAAATCTAACAGAGGATTTCTTTTTACCAGTTCGAGGTGGAGATAGTGGAACATCTATTGATAGTTTAGCTGGATTGACTTATGAGGCAGTAGATGATATTGAATATTTACGAAATAAAATGATGGCATCCTTAAAGATACCTAAAGCATTTCTTGGATATGACGAAGCAGCTGGTAGTAAATCAACATTGGCAGCAGAAGATGTACGATTTGCTCGTACAATTGAAAGAATACAGAGAATTGTTACGAGTGAATTAACAAAAATTGCAATAGTTCATTTGTATTCACAAGGATATACAGATGCAGACCTTGTTGATTTTGAATTAAATTTAAAAAATCCATCTACAATATACGAAGAAGAAAAGATTGAGTTGTGGAATAATAAACAAAGTCTTGCTTCAAGTCTTATGGATTCTAAAATAGCAGATACAGAATGGATTTATGATAATATTTTCAAATTTTCAGAAGAAGAGAAGAAAGATGTTAGACTTGGACTACTAAAAGACCAAAAACGAAAGTTTAGATGGTCACAAATTGAGAATGAGGGTAATGATCCTGTTCAAAGTGAAGAGGCCGTTGGAACACAAGGAGCAATGGCTGGTGGTGGAGAAGAAGGTGGAGCACCTGGTGGAGCACCTCCTGGAATGGGAAGAACAAGTCGAGAATTAGAAATGGATATGCCAGATGATGGTTGGCCAGGAAGTGGTCGTCCAAAGGAAGGACCTAAACACAAAAAAGATTCAAGTGTAAGAGGTCGTGATCCACTCGGTTCTCACGATAAGAGAAAAGGTAGTAGTGGTAGTCCAAAATATGGACTGGCATTGGCTCACTATGATAAATTAAAGAAAAGTTTAGGTAAAGTCAGTAAGGAAGAAGTTAAAATAATAACGGAAACTTCTGATGTTGAACAAGAATATAAAAATGAGGTATCTTCATCTTTAAACGAAACTTAAATGATGAATTATTAGAAGTTTTTATATTTATAGATGAAGAATATACAATTTAGGAGCATAAATTATGGCCCAACGCGTTAAGCACTCAAAGATAAAGAATACGGGAATTCTTTTTGAATTATTATCCCGTCAAATCACCGTAGACATGATGAATGGAGGTGAAAACTCTAAATCAGTAGAGATGCTAAAAGAATTCTTTAACGAGAATACAGAACTTGGTAAGGAAAACCAACTGTATCAGGCGTTATTGAAGGAAAATTACAATTCGTCTCATAAGGCAGAAAAATTATTAGAAGTAGTTTTGAAGTCACGAGAGAAATTACAAAATAAAAAACTTCGGGTTGAAAAATATAATCTTATTAAAGAGATTAAAGAAAATTATAAAGTCGAAGATTTTTTTGGAGCTAGAATTCCAAACTTTAAAGTTTATGCTTCAATATATAAAACATTTTTAGCAGAAACAACT